CGGGTGCCTTCTGGGGCCAGTGCCTTCAGCGAGCGATGGAGCAGGTCGTGGACACCCACGACGTGATCCTGACCATCGACTATGACACCGTGTTCAACGCGAAGACGGTCGAGGCGCTGCTGACGCTGCTTCTGCACTCAGGATACGACGCCATCGCGCCGCTCCAGACCAAGCGTGAGGCGAACGCGATCATGTTTGCCCTCGCCGGAAACGACGTGGATGCGAAGACAACGGTAGACGGCGACTTCTTCAACAAGGTGGTTCAGCCTGTCGAGACCGCCCACTTCGGCCTCACGTTCCTGCGGACGGCGGGCCTCAAGAAGATGAAGAAGCCCTGGTTCCTCGCCAAGGCGAACGACCGGGGCGAGTGGGACGGAGGGCACACCGACGAGGACATCGCGTTCTGGAAGTCGTGGGCGGCCTGCGGAAACACGCTCGGAATCGCCACGCACGTCAGCGTCGGACACGCGGAGCTGATGGTGACGTGGCCGTCGAGGGCGATCGAGGGTGGCAAGGTGCAGCAGCACACGACGGAATACTGGACGAACGGCCAGAAGGCACCGGAAAGCGCCTGGGGGCACGTTCATTGAAAATCCGCGTGCTCCAGAATTTTGACTGCTACGAGAAGGGGCAGGTCTTCGAGGACTGGGCGGCCGGGATGTGCGACATCCTCATCCGCCGCGGGCTGATCGAAGAGGTCGAGACCGCCGAGGCTGTCCCCGAGGCCGTCGAGCGGGCGGAAGTGGCCGTCAAGCACACACCGAAGAAGAGGCGATAAATGGATCAGATTGTCTTCGGCACGCCGCAGAGGCCGACGGCGACGATTACGCCGTTTCGCAGCCTGCGCCGCATTACGAACCCGGCCGTGGAGCCGGTCAGCCTGTCGACGGCGAAGCAGCATTGCCGGGTGGATACCGATGTGGATGACCTCTACATCCAGGGTCTCATCGCCGTGGCGAGGCAGTATGTCGAGGATGTTCTTGACATCACGATCTGCACGACCGTGTGGGAGGCCAAGTACGACCTGTTTCCTGTCTGGGCGATCATCCTGCCCCGCCTGCCGCTTCTGGACAGGTCGATCACGGTGACCTATCGCAACGGCGACGGCACCTACGGCACGCTCTTGAGCGCGAACGGCGACTTTCAGGTCGACGCCAGCGTCCTGCCTGGGCGGATTTACCCGCAGTGGGCCAGAGCTTGGCCCGCGACCCGCGGCGACGAAAATTCAGTCACGGTGCGGTATTCGGCGGGCTACGGCGACGACGGGCAGAGCGCGCCGCCCGTGGTCAAGCACTTGATTTGCCTGCTCGTGGCCCACTGGTTCGACACGAGGCAGCCGGCGGTCACGGGGGCACCCGTTTCTGTGCCGCAGACGTTCGATACGCTCCTGGCCGCGGCCAGCATGGGGGTTTACCGATGACCGTCAAGGCCCGCATCGACATCGACGCCGTCTACCACGACTCGAGTGACACTTCGCTCACGATCGGCTCGCTGTCCGAGCACATTTCCCCGTCGCTGACGAGCGCTCAGACGATCAACGGCAGCGTCGGCACAGCCGCCGTTCAGATCGTCGGGGCGACGCCGCTCTCGACGCTGGTGGTCAAGAACACCGGCACGAGCGTCCTGCGGCTGGCTGGCAGCTTCAACGTGGCCGCCGGCCGCGTGGCCGTGCTGCCAGTTACAACGACGATCACGGTCTCTGCGCCGTCCGGCACGGGTTCGTACACCGCCCTCTGGATGGGGTGACCATGATCAATTCGGGCACGATGCGCGAGCGGGTCACGATCCAGAAGCCCGTGGAGCAGCAGAGTTCCTTCGGCGAGACGACGCTGACCTGGGTGGACGAGGCCACAGTCTACGCCAGCATCATGGGCGTTAGGGCCAGCGACTACTTCGCCGCCCAGCAGGCCGGCGCGATCGTGACGCACCGCATTCGGATTAGGTTCTTCCCCGGCCTAAATCACCAGCACCGGCTTCTCTGGAGGGGCCGTGTGATGGAGATTTCCAGCGTCCTTGAGCGAGAGACCCGCTCGGTCCATGAGATACTAGCGAGGGAGGACGCGGCATGATTACGCAGGGCTACGGGACTCCGAGATCGATTGGCGGCAGCACCGGCAAGTCGCTGGCCGAGGGGTTCGTGTCGGTCAGGATGGAGGGTGTCCGTGAATTGGCCGAGAGGCTCCAGAAGCTCGCCGCAGAGGTGGGCGAGCCAAAGGCGCTCGAGCAGGCCGTCAGAAAGGCCAGCAGCCACATAAAGCGAAGCTATCAGTCGAAGGTCGGCAACGTCACCGGCAACCTCGCGAGATCGACAAGGATCGAAACCAAAGTCTACGATGCGGCGACTGTGGCGATTGTGGGACCGTACCAGTCTGGAACGGGCCGCAGCACTGACAAGCAGGCTTCGGGCAACCACGCTTGGCTGAAGGAGTTCGGGTCCGGCCCGCGCAGGCCGGGGACCAAGGGCCGCCGCACCTACGTCAACGTCCACCAGATGATCAACGGCAAGATGCGACGCCACTCGTCGGCGAATGACCAGCAGTTCGCCAATATGTCGAGGGGCTACTACTTTTTGATGGGCAGCCGCGACGAAGAGACGCGGCAGGCCCGCCAAGGCATCGGCTACCCCCACGATTTCGGCTACTCCAACGGCAGGCAGCATCCGATCACCCTCCACCCAGGCGACACCTACGCTCCGATGCCAGCCAGCCACGCGATGGAGCGGTCCATCGCCGAAACCAAGGACGCTGTACTGAATACGCTCAAGGCAGCAATCCAGAACTCGCTTGACAGGCTCAGTAAGTGATCATCTCCCCAGAAAAACACGTTTTCCAGAGGCTCATCACCTCGCCGGAGGTGGCGAGGCTGGTCGGTTTTCAGGTCTACCCGATCGCGGTTCCGAAAAACGCCGTTCTGCCGTTCTGCATCTACAAGCGGAATAACATCACCCGCGAGGCCCATCTCGCAGGCCCGATGTACCAGCCGATCGTGCATCTCCAGATCGCCTCCTGGGCACTCTACTACGACGTTGCCCGCGAGCTTGCCGACGAGGTGCGTCTCGCTTTGGATGGACGCACTGGCACCCTCGCGGGCGTTACAATAAGTGATATACGGCTCGTGTCGGAGACAGATGACTATCTGGACCCGGCAGCCGTGGGAGCCCAGCTCCCGCCCGCATACGAGGTTCGACAACTGTTTCAGATTCGGTGGTCCGAAGCTACCGAATAAGACTTTAGCGCAAGGAGGCGCACTATGGCCGGTGTTGCTGCGATGGGCGTGACGATGACCTACAGCGGTCAGACGCTGGTGATTACGAGCTTCAATGTCAACGACCAGATCGACAACGCCGACGGTTCGCATCTCGGCATCCCCACGGGCGGCCGTCGGGAGTACGTCCCTACGTTCGTGCAGCGGGAAATCTCCTGCGACTACATCGCCACGACCGTCATCACGACACAGTCCGCGGCGATCAGCATCGCCGGCCCGGTTAGCTTCACCGGCAACGCCACCCTCACGGCGTCGACCGTGGGCGGCACCGTCGGCGATCTTATCAAGGGCAACGCGACTTGGCGGGTCGCCTAACGCCCTGGAGGTGACCCGACATGGCCGGGGCCACCGCACACGGCGCGACCTTTTCGTTCCTGAACTTCAGCGGGTCGCTGGTCGGCATCTCTGTGGAGATGCCGACTGCGGAGGTCGTCAACATGACCTCTGCCAACGACGTGCTGGGCAGCATGGTTGCGGTGCCGACCGGGGAGTGGTCCGGCGGCACCATAACCGTCGACTTCCTGACATCGAATGTCGACCCGCAGTTGCTCGTCAGGAGGGTCGGCCAGCTCACGTTCTCGTCGAGGGGCTACAGCATCAGCCGGCGAGTGGTCTGCGAGTCCGCGTCTGTAGGCGCGCAGGCGGGCGAGCTGGTGCGAGGCTCGCTCAAGTTCTTGATGACTGATTACCAAGCAGCATAGCCGGCAAGGACGCCGCGCCACACCGTTACTGGGAGCAGAGCAGACATGGCACTTGATCGAAAGAGCATCCTGGCCGCCGACGACGTTCGCAAGGAGAAGGTCGCCGTCCCCGAGTGGAAGGGCGACGTGTATCTCCGTGTGCTCACTGGCACCGACCGCGACAGGTTCGAGGAGAGCTACGCCGACCAGAAGATGAAGGCGTTTCGCATTCGCTTCCTCCTGCTCGCTCTGTGCGACGAGGATGGAGAGCGGCTCTTCAGTGACGACGAGGCCGACATTCTCGGCAAGAAGTCTTCGGTTGTGATCAACCGTCTCTTCGAGGCCGGCTGGAAGCTGAATGCCTTCACGCAGGAGGCAGTGGATGCCCTGGGGGAAGGTTCCGAAACCGCCCAGAGCGGAGGTTCTACTTCCGCCTAGCGGCGACGCTGGGGATGAGCGTCAAGCGGCTGTTGCAGGAGGTTGACAGCGCGGAGATCGCCGAATGGTACGCATTTGATCAGAGGTGGCCGCTGCCTGACCCGTGGGGGCAAACGGCCAGACTGTGCAGGGTGATCATGGCCTCGTCTGGGAACTACAAGAAGCATGACCTCCCAGACGAGGCTGCGTTCATCCCGAGCGTGATCAAGCCCGAGCAGACGAACGATCAGATCATGGCCGAGCTGATGAAGTTGAACACGCCAATTCAGGGATGAATCGATGGCTAACGGCTACCTCGGCAAGATCAGTGCAGTTGTCTCGGCGAGCACGGGAGACTTCGACAGCAAACTGGCGAAGTCTGCGAAAGAAGTCGCCAACTTCGCCAGCCGGGTGCAGGGCAACCTGACATCGGCGTCCACTCAGGCTGCTAGGGCTCTGGAGGGTATCTACACGCCCCTCCAGAAAGTCGAGCGGTCTCTGCGGGCCGCCGAGTCGATGAAGCTATCGTTCAAGGGCTTCAAGGGTCTCATCGGAGACGTGGACGCCCTTCAGCGGCGGCTGCAAGGTCTCAACGAGCGACAGATCGACATCGTCCTGCGCACGAGCGGGATGAAGAGCATTACGGAGTTCCGCGACGCCATCAATGGCCTCACGTCGAAGGACGTGGAGATCATCACCCGCGTCGGCGGCCTGGAGAAGATCAACGAGCTTCGTGAGCAGATCAGGTCGTCGCCCGCTGTTATGAAGGTGGCGGCGGATGTCGAATCGGCCAAAGAGCGGATTCAGACGCTGAAGCAGGAGATCAAGTCCGCGGCCGACAGCGGTGGCAAGGTTACCGTCCCCGTCGATGACGCCGCGGTGCAGAAGCTCGAGGGGCGGCTTGCCAAGGCTACGGCGGCCTTGAAGAGGTTGCAGGATCAGGCCGCAGCCGGCGGCGGCGGTTCGCGCGAACTCGACGCGATCAACGAACAACTTGATGCGCTGAACAGCAAGCGGGCATCCCTTGAGGCGAAGGCCATTCGCGTTCGCGGTGATGAACGAGAGCTTCAAAAGGTCCGCGCGGTGATCGACGGCATCTCGGAGGAGATCGATTCGCTTGAAAAGAGGCAGGCCGAGGTCGCCAAGGTCAGCGTATCGACAGACGAGTTCAAGGCACAGATCGCCGAGGCGCAGGACAGGGTCGACAGGCTGACGGCCGCTCTGGAGAAGGCCAAGGCCAGCGGGAGCGTCGTCGACATCAAGGCGAAGTACGACGAGCTGACAGAGGCAGAAAGCACGCTCGGCAAGCTGAATCGCCAACTTGGCAAAAAGGTCACCGCTGAGTTCGGCGTGAACGTCGACATTCAGACGCTTGACGATGTCGCCAAGAAGGCCGAGGCCGCGGGGGCGGTACTCGGCAAGCTGCCCCGCGTGATGGAAGAGCTTGGCCGCTCCGACCTGACGGCCGCGACGACGAAGATGCGGCAGATGGTGTCGCAGTCGGAGGAGCTGTCAAAGCCGATCGCGGCAGCCACCCAGCAGTTCGGCACGCTTACCAGAGAGGTTCAGGCTGGCTTCCTGCCTGCGCTCTCAAGCGTGCAGTCGGATCTGGAATCACTGAACAGCCTGATCGAAAGTGGCGTCGCGCCGACGAAGGCTGTCGAGGCGGCGTTCAACGGCGTCAAAGAAAGCGTCGACCAGACGGTCGCGTCGGTTGCGAGGCTTGCCGAGGCTTCGGCAAAGGCCAGCAGGATCAAGACCGGCCGAGAGCTTGTGTTCGACCAGCCGGGCTTATCGGAGTCGCTAGATCGCGGTGCTTCTGTCGGAAACAAGGCGGCGGCCCTGCCCGCCGCGGCGATCCAGGCGAATCCGAGAATCGTCGAATCCCTCGTGGATATCAGCAGGCTGTCGCAGCAGGCCAACGCAGCATACGCGAAGCTGCAACTCAAGGTGGCGGAGGGTTTGCCGACAGGATCGGCGCAGCGGTCGCTTGATCTGGTCGTCACGAAGCTCAATGCGGCCGTTGACGCCGCCGACGGCTTCGCGAGCGCTCAAGAAGAGTCGCAGCGGAGGGCGTCGGCGGCAGGCCAGATGTTCCTCAACGTCCTTCAGAAGGAATCGCAGGCGCTCTCTGGTTCTGGCGCAGCCGATCTTGCTGAGTACGAGCGGAAC